CCGCTTAAATATTGTTGCGAAGCCTTAGCGGCAGTAATAAGAACAGACTCTCTTAATGAAACTGTTAAGTTAACGTCTGTTGGAAAATATTGACTATTGTTTCCTTTGCCATCAAAGAATGTCATTTTGTTTGATGCGCCATAATCTACCGATACAGTTTCAATCATACAAAATTCTGATCTGAATAGCGTGACTATATCTCCTTCACCACCTTTTTTATAAAGAATTAACTCAAATTTACACATGTCTGGATAACCAAACGTAAAAACTTGTCCGCTGTTTTGAACAATTGTGTCAGCGGCCGCTTCATCTTTATCAGTTAATACTGATTGTCTATTTAAAAAATCTCTTAATGCTTCTTGATACTCTGGATTGTCTTTACCACCTGTAAAGTTTTTTTCATCTGGCGGCACTTCATCTCCAGTTTTCAGCAAGTTATTTGGATCTGCTCTTCTCCCAAGGTCCTCAATCGTACTATCAATACTACCTGTTTCTGTTCCTGTTCTAGGTGACGATGCAACTCGAAATGATGAAATAATCGACAACATAGTTTCTGCTTCATCTAAACTATGCGGTTTCATAATAAAAGGCAATTGAAATCGTCTAAATGTTGGACCTTGATAAATCAATTGCTGAAAGTTATTCAACATGATTCTTTGTAGAAATTCAATTTGAGTTTTTCCCGATTGACCAGCACTCGCAACATATCCTGTCGCACCAGCAACACCCTGTACAATTTGTTTCTGAAGACCTTCAATAAACGATGATCCCAATCTACCTAATGCCTTACCTTGCTCACCCTCAAATATACTTTCGCCAGTTGGACTTCCCATGATGCCTTGTGCTTCTTGATAACCATTGGTTAACGTAGAATTAAAAGTGCCTCCAAGACGCACATAAATAGTTGGTGCGCTTGATCCCGACAAAGGAACACCCTTAGTATCATAAAATGTAAATTTAGCCATCGGCACAACAAACTCTTGGTTTCCATAATCGGAACCAAAAACTAAACCCCCTGTTGAAGGATATGATGCGATGCCTTGTGGAATGCCAAATATAGCATCTGTTGCCATTATTACTCCTATTTAAACTTTAAAGTATATTCTATTTATGTCATACAAAGGTAAATTTAAACCTAAAAACTATCAAAAGTACAAAGGTAACCCAACTAATATTACATATCGTAGTTTGTTGGAACGTAGATTCATGGTCTACTGTGATGAAACTCCTTCTATACTTGAATGGTCTTCTGAAGAAGTTGTTGTGCCCTATGTGTCTCCTGTTGACAATCGTTATCATCGATACTTTGTTGATTTTTGGATGAAATACAAAGATAGAAACGGAGAGATAAAATCTGTGCTGATTGAAGTCAAGCCAGACATACAAACACGACCTCCAGTTCGAAAAAACACACCCAATGGTAAACCAACTAGAAGATTTATCAATGAAGTAATGACATGGGGTGTCAATCAAGCAAAGTGGGAAGCGGCAACAAAGTACTCAATTGAAAGAAATTGGGAATTTAAAATCATAACCGACAAAGATTTGAGATAAATAGAAGTATGATATTCGATAACATACTCATTCAAGGCGCACGACAAGGCATCATTCCTGCAAGAACAGTTGCGGCAAGGGATTGGTACAGGCAAGCCGCTGGCAAATTAACATCAAACATAACTCCTGGAGTCTTTGAGAAGCGAACAGATGAAGCAAGAAAAGTTTCGTCAATGGAATTTGGTTACATGTACGCATTTAAGTATGATCCAAAGATGAAAAAAGAGTTGCCGTACTACGATACTTTTCCTTTAATCTTTCCTGTGAGAATGGACTCTGATGGATTTCTGGGAATTAACTTTCACTATTTGCCTCCTGTGTTACGTGCTAAATTAATGAATGCATTGTATTCGACATTAACAAACAAAAAATATGATGACACAACAAAAGTTAGAATTTCATATTCTATTCTACAATCTGCATCTAAGTACAGATTTTTTAAGCCAATGCTAAAGAAATATTTAAGAAGTCATGTGCGTTCTCAATTCTTAGAAATACAAGTAAACGAATGGGATATGGCTATTTTTCTACCAACAGAATCTTTCAGAAAAGCAGACACAGGACGTGTCTGGGAAGAGTCTCGCAAACAATTAGGAAAGTCATAAAATGGCCATCTTTAAAGAACCTGCATCATTTAAAATTTCAGATTTTAAGACTTCTATTGGAAACTTAGTTCGCCCTAATCTTTTTACTGCGACATTAAGTGGATACAGTAAAATTGTAGGTGTGGGAGAAGGCACCACCGCAAATTTACCTAATATTGACAGTACTTTTAAATTTAGGTGCGAAAAAGCTGAGTTGCCTGGTCGCACACTCGCAACATCAGAAGATGCGGTTGGTGGTGGCCCATCATTGAAACTTCCATATGATATAACTTATAACGACATGACATTATCAATTATTTGTTCAACTGATATGCTTGAGCGTGATTTTTTTGAACGATGGATGAATAAAATTATTGGTCCTGGCGGCAATTCAAACTCTGCTGGACTTATATCGTATTATGCCGACTATGCATTAGGCGTGACACTTAAAGTGGAACAATTGAACGAATCAGGAAATACCCTGATTTCTTACACTCTAAATGATATATATCCAACAGCATTAACTCCTATGAATGCATCATGGGAAGAAACCAACACCTATCAGCGATTTGGTGTGACGCTTGCATATCGCTATTACACATATGAACTTGCTTAACTAATTTATATGTCTTTTTTTTTAATTATCCGGAGAGAAAATTATGAGTTTACCTAAAATTAATACACCTATTTTTGAATTGATTCTGCCATCAACAGAAAAACCAATTAAATATAGACCGTTCTTAGTCAAAGAACAGAAAATTCTTTTGATTGCAATGGAGTCTGGAGATGAAAAATCCATGATGACAGCTATCAAACAAATCATTAATAACTGTGCAGTAGATCCAGTTGATGTTGACAAACTTCCAGTCTTTGATTTGGAATATTTCTTCATTCGCTTAAGAGCAAAATCAATCGGTGAAACTATTGATTTAAATTTGCGTCATCCAAACAGTATCAATTCTAAAGATGAGGTTTGCGAACATGTAACTAAAGCAACATTAAATCTTTTGGACGTTGAAGTTCATAAGTCAATTGCACATGAAGATAAGATTGTGATAGACGATGAAACTAAAATTGGTGTTAAATTTAAATATCCAACATCAGAGTTTGCGCTATCTATTGAAAATCCAGAAGAGATTAATCAACTAGATTTAGCGACAGATGCAATTATCAATAGTATTGATTTCATCTTTGATGCCGATAATGTTTACAAGCGTGAAGATCATACTAAGCAAGAATTAGTTGATTTCGTTGAAAATTTATCACAACCACAATATGAAAAACTTTCAGTATTTTTTGAGACTATGCCAAAATTAAAACACGAAGTTACGTGGAAATGTGCTGGATGTGGTCACGAAGATAAAGTAATGTTGGAGGGTCTTTCAAATTTTTTCGCATAACATTGAGTCAAGAAAGTCTTATTAATTATTATAAGACTAACTTTACTCTAATGCAACACCATAAATATAATTTGAATGATTTGGAGAATATGATACCCTTTGAAAGGGAAATTTACATAATGCTGATTTCTCAACATGTCTCTGAAGAAAATGACAGACTGCAAGCACAACGTAGATAAGGGTATCATAAATGACTACTACACAAAAAGAATATAATAAATTAAGTGATAGTGAAAAGAAAAAAGAAGATTGGATGAACGCTAAATGGCGTCCAATGATGGGTTGGATTTATATGCTAACCTGTGTGACGGACTTCATTATTTTTCCTGTATTATGGTCTATACTACAAGCCTCTCTGAAACAACCTGTGACTGCATGGCAACCAATCACCTTGCAGGGCGCAGGTTTATTTCACCTTTCTATGGGTGCTATTATTGGCGTTGCGGCTTTTGGACGTACACAAGAAAAACTAGCAGGAGCAAACAATGGCGGAATGCAACCCGTTGGACAAAGCGTCACAACAACATATGGCTCTCCGTCAGCAGGCGGATTCGGCGCATCCAACAGTTTTGGCTCACCAACATCAAATAGCTTTGGTAGCAGTCCAGGCTTTGGAGCATCAACGTCTAGCTTTGGTGCAACGTCAAAACCCGCAACTGGAAAATCAGCAAGATTTGCAGAAGCCGATCCAGACTCTGTGTTTGACAGAGGATAATAATGGCACTTAACAACTATGGCAGGGCATTAGGACAACTCGCACAAGAATCTGTTAAAGGTTCTGTGAAGGGGTTCGCAATGGGCATTAAAGGTGCCGCATTGAATGAAATGCCAGGACTTACTGCTATGTACGGACTTAGCAGAGAAGTCAAAAATCGAGCAAACAAGTTGAGTGATGCATCTATGGATGGTGCATCAGTAAAGGAACAAAAAACGAACAATGTTATTAGTCTTGAGATGGTTAGACAACTCAGGTCAATCAATAATAATGTTCTACAACAAACACGCCTCTCTGTACTTCAAGCAAACAATGCAAAACAAACTGCAATGTTTGCTGAAGAAGCTGAACGAGAAAAAACACAAAGAGACAAAGAATTACTAGATGCAATCAAAGCACTCAAAGGTGGAGCAGGTGCTACTGGTGTTTTAGGTGCTGGTGGTGCTGGCGCTGGAGGAAAAGGATTTTTAGGATCATTACTTGATTTCGTACAAAATGCGAGATTACTAGAGGCTCTTGGTGGCTTATTAGGTGGCAAATACATTCTCGACAAATTGCGTACACCTGGTGGAGGTGTTCCTACAACTGGAGGACCGGGCGGTAAAGCGCCTTCTCCTACGACTGGTGGGATTCCTCCAACTGGTGGAAATGTGCCTACGACTGGTGGTGGCGGCAAACCACCTCAAGCACCGCCAACAACTGGCGGAGGCAAAGTAATCCCATTCCCTCAAGGTGGACGAGGTGGCACTCCTCCAACTGTTCCTCCAGCTGGTGGTGCAGGTGGCGGACTGTTGAGGGGTGGTGCCGGCATGGCCGCCAGAGGTTTATTGCGTTTTATTCCATATGTTGGTTGGGCATTACTTGCGGCTGAAGTTGGTTATGAAGCATACAAACTTTTTGGCGATCAAGGCGGCCAAGGACCAACACCTCCTAAACCTAAACCTGATGGTGCTAAAAGTAGCAGTACAACACCAATAGTTACTGGAAGTGGTGGGGCTGCCTTTGGATTGTATCCTAAATCTGGCAAACCACCCGAAAAAGGTTCGTTCAATGCGGCCAAAGATAGTCAAGCGGCTTCGGCTGCGATGGAAACGAAAGAGCAAAAACGTGTACGAGGTAAATATGGCGTAGGCGATGCTACAAGAAGATCAACTGTTGGTGCAGTTGGTGAAGATGCTACAAAATTTATTACGGGCAAAGAGGGTTTTAGTGCTACTGCATATAAAGATACTAATAGAATGGCTATTGGTTATGGACGTAATATTACTGATGCAGAAATCAAATCGGGTCAAATTGATTTGGGTAATGGAGAATTTATAAAAGTTTCTGGTGAAGGCGGTAAAGACACTAGAATAACAAAAGAACAAGCGGATAAATTATTCTCTAAAGATTTGGCAAGATATGAGTCTGTTGTTATTCGTGCTATCGGACAAGAAGCATATAATAAATTATCGCAAAATCAAAAGACTGCAATTCTAAGTTATGTTTATAACACGGGCAAAGTGCCTGATGGTTTCGCTAAAGCAATTAAAGATGGAAATTTAGCAGAGGCGGCCAAATCAATTCGTAATGGTATCGCTACAGCGTCAGGCGAAAAAGATCCAGTAAGAAGAAAACAACTTGAAGACGGCCTCAAGATAAGAAGAAAAAAAGAAGGCGATTTATTTGATACTGCGGGACCCGCAACTTCAGAACAGCGTTCTAGTGCTGTCGTTGCTAAAACGAGTGCACCCATTACTGCACCCATTACTGCATCTGGCGGTGGGAATGAAATGGAATCACAAAATGCCACTTATAGGCCAGCACAGATGGCAAATGGCTTGGCAGTATCAAGATCCATTTCAGCATCAACTGTTATTCCAGTATCAAATGTAGTACCGAACGTAGACGCTGAAATAAGAAAAGCGGCTGGTTCATATACACAAAGAGAAACCGATGCAAATACTCAAAGAGTTCTAAGAGAATTAGGTGGTCAATCAACAGAATCTAGATCATCATCTGGAAGTAAAACTAGAAGTTTCACAGGACCAGTTCAAG